TATTTTCTCGTATATATGTAGCATTAAGCGTAAATTTGTTTTGTAGTTTGATCGTTTAGTTTTTGTTTTAGTTTAATTTCCTTTGTACGAAAAACCCCCAAAACGTTGGGGGCTTTTTGTTTGTCGGATAATCAACGAACTCACGAGTTTAACTCGGCAGTTAACTCACGCATTATTTTTTCTATCTCTTGTTCAGCTAAATATTCATCACTCAATTCGGTAAAGAATCCTTCTAATGAAAATCCTTTTACATCGCCTTGTTTAATCGATTGCCACACCTCATCATTATCTACCTTCATTCCAATGCACCAAGTACCATCGGGAAAATTAAATCCAAAGTTTTGACTTTTATCGTGTTCACCTTCTTTAATCCAACTCTCGACAACCGTACATCCAGTAATGGGTATCTCGTGTTGTAAATTGCTATTGTGGTGCATATTTCTTTTAAGATATTCCTGCGCGATTTTATTGATAGTTTCCGCGCTGTATTTAGCGTAATATTCACCACCTGAGGAATCAACCCGGTAAATTAATTGTTCGGGAAGCATAACCGCACCATACAACATCCTGCGCTCACCTTCGTCAACTGCTGCGTGGTTCATTTTCTTTGCTGATTTCAGCGCGACAAAATCAACCTCAATGGCAGGTTTGTCAACTAATGAAATACAATTAACACCGAGATAACCACTGTCATCGATAGTGTATTCAATAACTTTAAATTCGCTCATATTATTTAATTATTCGTGATTGGTCTTTGATTTTCTCATTCGCTTCTTGTGCTGAACTCACGTTAGTTGCGAGTACATACGCTTGTAGCGGTTGTGGTTGATTTGTTTGATTATTTAAAAAAGATAAATCCAACATTGGAGCGGATGTACTTCCTGCGCCACCCGATGCACCTGTTGAAGATGGAGTGTTCGATGTTGGACTTGTACTTGAATTAAATTTAGTTGCTGCGATTTTAGCGACATTCGCTGCCGCACTAATTCCTGTTGCTACCGCTAACGGAATCCTAACAACGGTTGGTAAAGTCAAATCAGCCAATACAGCAGTTACCGCTTGTATTCCACCCATTGTGGATTGTGCAATCATTAACGCTTTGTTTACCTTAAACGCTTGTTCTGCATTTAACACTCCTGCCGCTTCTAACGCTGAACTCAAATCAGCTAACGCAGTCATTGATGCTGCCGCTAATTCATATTTTTGCTCTTGCCATTTCTTTTCGTTTTCAGCTTCCGTTTTAATCCTATCCAAAACAGCTTTCTTTTTATCACTTTCAAGAGTGATAATTTGCTGATCAATCTCTTGTTTTTTGGCAGCATATTCAATTTCTGCATCTAATCGCGCTTGTGTACCTATCGCGTAAGTATCGATTTGTTCTTGTAATCTTTGGAGTTCAATTGCTCTTTCTTGTTGAGCAATTTTAATCAATGCATTTATTCGATTTTCATCATTCTTTATTCGCGATGCATAAAACTTTTGTTGATTTATGTCTAATTGTGCTTCACTTTCAGCTTGTTTTTTGAGCAATTCATTCTTCTCTTTGCTCAATGCAAGGTCATTCATTTGCTGTTCAGACCTTAATCCTGCTATTTTAGCACGAACACCATCCGCAGCCGCTAAAGCTTGCGTCAATGCAACCTGATTATCTATTGTTTGATTGTGTTGATAGGTCGCTTGTGCTGCTGATATTTGTGCATTGGCTGCTGCTAATTCGGCTTTTTCTTGTTTATCGAGAACATTGGCTAATTCATCATTGGCTTTTATCCTATCATCAATGGATTTGCGTTCATCGTCTCTCGCCTGTCGCAATAATTCCGCACTTCTGTCGTATTGTTCGGCCAATCTTTGCTGTTCAGCCGCAGCGATTTTCGCATTGTTTTGCAAATCAACTAATGCTTTATTGCTATCAATGGACTTTTGTAAAAACTTTCCAAATGTATCTGCCGCTTCACTCACCGCTTCGCTGACTTTATCAACCGTATTATCAACCCCAGTTAATACATCAATACTTTCTTTTCCTGCCTGCTTTAATGTGTCCCAAGATTGAGAAAATTCACCTGCAAAAAATTCAGCAACAGCTTTACCAATTAACCCTAATGTCTCTCCCAAAGAAACAAAACGCTCAATTATATTTTCTTTAATGGCATTTCCAAAATCGATTAGAGATTGAACTGGATCCTCGAAGATTGCTTCAAAATATTCAACTACCTTTCCTGCATTATTGGTAACATAATCAAATGCCGCTCTTACCGTATCGGACAAAACACCAAATGCTACGCTAAAGAAATCAACGACCTTTTGATTTTGAGCGATTATATCTTTGACAATATTTAATGCGCCTGCTATGAGAGTAACAACACCAAGTGATTTGGTGATTGTTTCAGCCATCTTTTTAAATCCACTACTCGCTTTGTCCGCACTCTTTTTTCCTTGTTCGCCAATGTTTTTTACCTTATCACCAACTCCATCAACTGCTTTATTTGCTGCTGACGCATCGACATCTAATTCAACTACATATTTTTTTGCCATCAGATTAAATTAAAAATGTAAATAGTTCCCAATATCATTGTAGCAATAACGCTCAAATTGATAAGCATCGTTAACCAATTAGGTAGATTATTTTTGTTGCTCGGTAGCTTTGCACCGTGTCCTAATTCAACTAATTGTTGAATGTTTTTAAATGTCATTTGTGGGTTATTCATAGTGATATTGTGTGAAGGTTGTTAATGCGCTCAACTTAATATCGTTTTCGGGATATGTCGCACTGCCTACTAATTTAACGCGTGGATAAAATGTTTCTCCGGTAATGACTACATCCCAAACAAGATAGCCAGTCATATTGTCAAGCGTCTCGTCTATCGTTGTCGCATTGATAAAGATTACCGTTGTTCCTCGATTAACGATGTGAATGTTGTATTCGCCTGTTATCGTTCCATCGATTCCACTTAATCCGTATTGCATACCACTCAATAGAATCTTTAAAACCCACATTGAATCGGTGGGGATATTGTAACTATCCGTTCCTTCGATTTGCAAGTTTATGTAGGTAGTATTGTTAGTGAAATTTCCACTTCCCGAAATATGAACTATTCCTGTTTGGATTTCACCGCTATAACTACCCCGACCCCCTATCGTCATTCCTTTATTGATAACCGATGCGTTTGAACCTTGTACATTCACCGCTCCTAAATCTGAAGCAATAAAGTTCCTATTACCATTCACCAAACTGCCATCATTATTGGCGCCTAAATAGTTATTCATTCCACCAACTATCGAATGCATATTATTGTAATCGACTGAATTATTGGGAACTTGTAATAATTTATTACTGTTAATTGTGATGTCCTTCGTTAGTTCTATCTTATCGTTGGCAAGTGGCTTTTTGCCATCGCTATCTCGAATGAATGCGAAGCAACTACCTATGCCATCCCAAGTATAACCATAAGCCGTACAACAATCAAAATTCGCAGGTTGTGTTTCACCTGCGCTATCTTGAAAAATCACTTGGCCATTGGTATCGATTGCAACTGGAGTAAGTAAACAAGATGGCTCAACACCGATCAATTTCATTAACTTCACCTTAACCGTGTCCATCGTGCCAATAACGTAATCGCTAATTTCTAAAATGCGCCAATAAGAATCTTTAATAAATATTTTATCGTTGTATTTAAAGTTGTAAATGTCTGCAAATTCGAGAGCAAAAAACGCTTCCATTATACGAGCATCGGGAGCGTAAATGTTAGCAATGTAATCGTTCCAATATCTTTGGTAAAGCGTTTGGTATGGTATTGCATTGACATTATGCAAAGGTGTTTCTTGACCAAAATTAAAATCCAATGAATCAATGTTTGGTGTTGATTCTGAATAATGACTAAACAAAGGGATTGTATAATTAGTAACCACCACACTATTAACTTCATCCCACACATTAACTTCCATTGATTCACCTGTATAGAATAAAATACGCGGTGTTGGATTTACATATTCATTTTGTTCGTTGACGAATTTAGGAATTGGAATGTTTGTATTCGGAATTAACGCGAGTGGTGTACTACCAAATTCAACTTCTATTTTTTGTTCCTCAGTTGCAAAATCATTTTCAGGATCGAGTAATTGCAACCTACCATAGACGCGATTTCCTTGCGTGTTGTAAAGGTTGTTTAAATAATCGTCTGACTTTTTGTAAGTCCAAGTATTTATTCGCGCTTGGTAATCGGTTGTTGGAGTTAATACGATGTCTTTACTAATGTCTAATTTATTACTCCAATCTTTGTTATCTCCCAACGCTAAATATTCTTGAATGGGAATGAATGTAAGTAGCTTCGAATTGAACGCATCGGGAACGACAACCAAGTTAAACATCTTAAATAATGCGCTCATAAACTCCGAGCATTTCATCACTGGCGCATTCGCTGAATAATCGACATCATTACCCATCATTGGCTTGCTGACATAATCGCAAAAGAATGATGAGTTAAGCGAGAATGGATAACCTGTTTCAAGTGATGCATCGCGGAAGGTTAATGTAACTCCGGTCGATACTGGATTAGGGTTAGTGTCCCACAAAATCGGTTGAACCATTTCACCTGCATTCAAATAAACCGATGTGTCAAATGCATTACCGATTCCGCAGTTAACATTTTGTTGCTGTGGAAATGTCGTGCCACTTGTATAATTAGCAAAGAAAGTTCCTGTTGGTTGAACTGCTGACAAACGATAATCGCCATTCAAATCTTGAATTAAAAATGACAATTGAAAACCACCTGTTCCATCCGCATCTTGTTCGATGTTAATCGAACATTTGATGGTATATTGACCGCTAAACGGAGCGGTGAACACATTGCTTACAACATAGTTATTTGGATCAACAACTTCGGTTAAATTCGGAATTGGATAATGATAAAGTGTAATTCCCGTTGCCATCGTTATTGGAGTAAATGATGCACCTGTAAATGTTAATCCATCAATACCATTTTCAAGTTTGAACTTTGCAGCTTCGGGATTTCCAACCTGTTGAGTAATATTTGCTTCGCTCGTCCAAACAACAAACAATCTTCTTAATTGCGTGTAGAATGTAGAACTCGCACTTGTGTTTACTGAAAATCCACTTAGTTCCATAATCTTATCGAATATGTAACGAGATTTAACCATCAATGTAAGTTCACCAACCTTAATTATTTGATTGGCTTGTTCTTGCCACTCTAACGGATTAAATGGATTGTAAACAGGATTAGCGTAAATAGAGCGTGAGTTATCAATGTTTGAACTTCCAACCCAATTATTACCCCTATCGGTTAACGCAAATCTAAGATTTTCACCTCCTAACACCCCATTAATAACATCCGTTACATTTGGGTAAGTAACTTCAAATGGATAATCGGTTTGAAGTTCGGAAGCTATATAATTTTTAAAATCAGCATCGCCAATATTTTTAAAGAAGTCGATTACATTACCGAAGAAAACAATCTCATATTCGTGAACTAATCCTGCCTGCGTGTAACTCGCTTTTAATTGAATATTGCCTTCCATCACAGGCAAGGTATCAACGGTTAAAATCGCGTTTAATTTACGCTTTGGATTAAAGTTAGTTTGATAAGTGTTCTCGTGATAAAACTCAAATATTTTCGCATTGTTTTCCGTTGCAGGAATACGAAATGAGCGTGAATAACTTGCTTTCGCTTTTAAATCTTTAATATCACTAAATGAATATTGCAGGGCAATCGTTTCATTGAGATATAAATCGAGCATCACTGGCTCGTTGTTAGATTGTGTATAAACAATTAATGCTACTTGCATAATTAATAAAGTGCTGGAGTGTCGTTTACTATTTTAAATCTCAAAGTCAAATTGTACTTACGCGAATTGCGCTCACGCTTTGCTAAATAATTACTATCTTCAATTAACAACGGCTCAAAGTTTTGTTGGCCACTATAATCATCGCGCATATAAATGAGTTTGGAATTGACGATATTACGCATTCCATAAAATTCTTGTTCGGTTAACCAATCACTCGTTACTGTTATGTATTTATTTACAATTGGATCGCGCTCTTGAATCGTAGCATCCCACAATTTTTCAGATGCAGGATTGGCATAAGTAGCCGCGTTGTAATTACCAATGTACTTTTGATAACGCTTCTTTTCCACATCCCAAGAATATTCGCTTTTTTTGTTAAATGTATAACCTTCAAAACCACCTGCATTATTTAACCAAAATAAATGAACTGGATTATACTTGCAATCCTCTACCACAACGAATCCATAAAATGAAGTAACAACTATATTGCTCGCGTTGTAACCTGCAACGTGATAATATTTCGCATTAAATGAAGCCAAGCTAATATGGCCGCCATTGTACAACCTACCCAATCCAATTGGTATATGAGCGATTGTTGCTTTGTTGATTGTAACAGGTAGGTTAACCGTTTGAATCAGTGAACCGTTTTCAGTATAAAATCGATATGTGAAATGGTCTAATGTAACCGATGCATCCAAAGGATCGGCATAAGTTCCATTATCCGCACAAAAAGAAAGTACACGATAATGCGGTGCGGTAGGTGAATAAATTTCTTGTTTATTTATTCGTTGCCATTGTGTAGTTCCTAATTCAATGGATGAAGGTATAGTTTCAGCCAATGCAACGCTTCCTTCATTGAATCCGCGCAATGTCCTGATATTATCGTTTAGTGCATACACACCATTGTTCTCGAAAATGTTAGTTTGATTTCCATCAATGGCCATTATTCCAAATTCCTCTTTAACACTTGGATCTTCGGTAAATATTCCACCCACGTCATAACCTTCATACGCTTCAACAATTAACTCCTTTGAAGTTAGTGTTTGCGTTTCATAAACATCGGTTATTTGGAAAATTGGCGCACCCATTAAACCTTCTATTACTTTTGGAGTAACGAGTGATGGCAAGATGCTTTTCAAATTAAATACACCGCAATGCACCGCGTTTTGGGATAAATAAAATTTGTAATTATCTACTCCATCAATTACGTTAATAATGTATTTAAAGTTAGGTTGAGCATATTCGCTCGATTCCATAGTTATGAAAGTGTTGGAACGTGTATATACAATCGCATTCTTTGAATCTGCTGCGCTTGCGTAGCCAGTGATTTTAGCAAAGTAACTCATATCTTTATTTTCTTTTGCAAATTATCTTCAATAACCAAATTGATTTCGCGCGTTAATGCTTCTTCAAATTCAGATTGAAATTCAATGATTGTATCATTAACCGCATCGCGCCAATAAAACAGTGGTGGAATTCCATTTTTTGAAATTCCTTTGGCGATATTGTACGCTGCGCTCCTAACAACGGAAGGAGTTTGTTTCACTATCTTGCCTTTGTCATCACGAACACGAATTGGTTTGATGCGCATCCATTCAACGATTGCATCTATTGGCGGCATCTTCGCACCTTTGCGCCTTCCATATTCAACAACTGGAGCGTAAACAGCCGCTTTACCTTTGGCAAAGAATTGAATCTTACTACTCCTTCCATCGTAATAAAATGAAAGCGATTTGCGAAGTGTATCACTTGCAACCGCCCTGCGTTTTTTACCTTTCACGGTACGATAAACACCAAGATTAAGCATTGCCTTTTCGACAACCTCTTGGCCGAATTTCTTCATTAACGATGTTAGTGGACTATCAGCCATTGACGAATAATAAATAAGCGGTGTTCGGATTAGCAATTAACAACTCAACAAATACTTCGATGCCTTTCGTGTTGAGAGCGTTGACGAATTCTTCATTCGAATGTTCCCACGAAAAACAAATAGTACCCCATTGTCCTTCCGTTGGAATTACTATTTCATTGATGGTATCTTTTTCAGTAATTTTATAATTCATATAGTAACCATTATTGATAGTGAAATGATTGGAGTGCTATTAGCTGCTGAATTGTTTACTATTTTAACGCTTGTCAAATCTCCTGCGCTAAATGCTATTGATGTCGCAGTATTCGAATAAGTACCTGCCACACTACCTGCGGCAATTGTAATTACTAACGCAGTATCTACTTGATTTTGTCTTAATGTAATTACTAACGATCCAGTTGCGGGTTGAGTAGCAGAAGTTCGAGCGTACCATCTACTTAATGAACACGATTGTGGTAGTGGCACAAATCTTTGAAATTCATTAGCTGCATTCACATAACCACCTCCAATTATACCGCTATAATTTGTTAACCCTGCACCAATTACTCCTGTACCTATGTAACCACCCATAAAAGATGTACCACTACCTTGTCCAGCGTATTGAGGAATATTCAAAGTGCTACCCACTAAAGTTGCTGAGCCACCACTTCCAGTAGTGGTCAGTGTGATTGCATTCTGCTTGTTATTGAATGTATTCCAGTTAGCAGATGATAAGTATCCATCAGTAGATCCAGTTGCTTGAGTGATGCCAATGGTACCACTTGTAGTGATTGGGCCTCCAGTTATGGGTGCAGTTGTAGCCACTGATGTGACTGTCCCACTACCCCCACCTCCACCGGGTATTGTTTTCCAAGTGTTGTCGGCAGCTAAATAATCAGTTGTCGCACTTGGTTGATTGGTTGTAAATTGTACCTTCTTTGCCATTAGTTACCGATATAAGGAATGTCGCAAGCGTTCCATTCGTAATCAACTGTGATGTCAATAGTGCCTTGAACACCGCTTAACACATTGCTAAATTCTTCGATGAATGGAGTAAAGGTAATTGGCTTGGTGATAATCACTGACTCATCGAATATTTGTCCATTCTCGATTTCGTTAACAAGGTCAGCGAATAACAACACGCAATCACTAATCGAGTAGCGTTGGTATTCAGTTTTTAGTTCTTTGTCGCGTGGAAGGTCAGCAAAGAAGATATCGAGCGAATAGGTCAATTGTCCTGCATCGATGCTAAATTGATTGGGTACAACGTGCATAAATGGAAATTCATCTTCCTTTTCCAAATCAGCTTGTGCGATTTGTCCGTGCGTGAACTTTTTTATTAATGCGTGGTTAGTGGCAAACTCTTTTAATTTACCGATGATTACATTGTAAGTGTAAAGTGAAGATGCGCTCATATCTATATGTAGCGAAACCGCTATTTTTTAGTTAGTAATTGCTTTTGAAATTGTGCGTAATCTATTTTGTAACTCAAATGCGCGAATATCGTTGATGCTTGTGTCTTGACAATCTTGTCAAATTTAGTTACATCGCGGTCGGCAAGTTCCTCGATGACGTGAAACCATCCGTAATTCGAACTTAATTCGCTTGTTGCTGTAACGCTTCCTGCATCATCGAGATCGCCTTCTTCAGTTCCGTCATCATCTGATTGTCTGAATACTCTTGGAAACGAATCAACAATTCTTTTTCGATATTCGAAAAAAAAACCATCGCCCCATTTGCTATCATCAAAGGCATATCGTTAAAATCGTCTGCGTTTTTCAAATGAATATTCGAATCGTAATCTTCTACTTCATAGCGGTTAATGATTTCATTCTTGCGCGGTCTAAATAGGATGGCGAGTAGTTTGTTCAGTTGTTTTGGGAACTCGTTACAATGCGAATCTAAATCCAACCATTCGCCAAACGTAATGGAGTTAATATCAGGAACGAATCCATATCGATTCCACTTTGGAACGTGCTTCGATGGAATGCCATTCAACGCTTCCTCGAATGCTGTCTTAATCTCATTCATTTGCGTTGGTGTGAGCATCAACACTTGAGCGCGTGGTAATTTAGTAATCGCTTGCACTTGGTTTACTAAATCGCCTTCGTTCGTTGCGAATCCAACGTATTGGCCAACGGTTATCAGTTCGGGGGATAGGTCTAATTTAATCTTCATATTTTAATAATAAAAAAACACACCCCCTATGCGCCCTGTTCTTATGGGAAGGGGGGGGTGTATGTTAATCTTCATATTTCTTAG